CCCTCAAGCAGTCTCTCAGCAGGTACACCATCAGTGTTACCACCAGCTAGCTCTACCTTATAAACTGCATTGGTTCCTTCCATTCTTGCATCACCGAGGATTCTGAACTGATAAACCTCATTCAGATTACCAACGATGTACTCACCATCAGCAAACCAATCCTCTGCAAACACTAGATAGAATGGCATTGTACCTGCACCAATCATGCCACTGGCAGATGTTACAACACTACCATTCTCATCCCTAGCCTCAACAAGTGGAATGTTCCTTCTTGAGCTACCAACAACGTCCCATGTGTACTCATCATCAGACTCAAACTCCCTAGTTGGGAACTGGTTCAGAAGAGTGTCAAGGGTCTTTCCCCTCTGGAAAGCAAGCAGTTGTACCATCAGATTGGTAGCCTTCTGAGGTGCCCTTCTAAAAATAGCTCCAAGGTGATTGTCCTTGGTCAGGCCCTTCCAGTAGCTAAATTCCCTTGTCTGAAATTTACCTAGTAAATTAAAAGCCATAGTAATTAAAAATTAAGAATTATTTTTTAGTTTTTAGATGTCGAGTCTAATACCCTTTCCAAGGTAATCCTCGGAATCATCAACACCACTGCTGTACCTGAGGTTTCCCTCATTGTCTCTAGCTGTGTTGTTAATCTTACTTTCCAGAGCACTATAACCCTTTTTCATCTCTTTGTTTACTTTACCTTTGACTAAGCCATCAAGTGACTTAAAGCCGTCAGTAAGAGTATATAACAAGCCAACTTTGACAAGGAAATCCTCTCCATGCTCTAACTCATATTTCTGCACTGCTGTAAAGACATCCCCTGTCTTGGGGTCTTTATAGATAGGTTTAGAAATGTTGTCAAGCACCTTTTGTCTAGTAGACTTGTCCAACTCTAGTTCATCGAAGAACTTGGTCTTGGGGTTAAGCAGACTCTCCTTCAGCTTTTCAGCTTTCTGCCTATCCTCTTCTTCCTCTTTCTTCTTTGAGTCCCTTGCATCTTGAAGGATTTTGTTATAAGCATCCTGAAAGAACTGCTTATTACTCTTGAGAGCTTCCTTGGCATCATCAATGTCTGTACCATTCTGTATTGCCTTGTTGACCTCTCTTTCTGCCCTCTCCTTGCTAAATCCTCTGTTAAGGTAATCTTGGAAGATAAGCTTCTTTCTTAGAGTCTCACCTTCATCACCCTCAGCTGAGATTTCCTCATCAGTCATATCATTGAGCTGCTTGAGTACACCCTCATACTGCTTTATAACAGGGGCCTCAACACCTGCTTCAAGAGCATCAGTAACTCTCTTCTGCATTTCATCAAGACCAGCCTTCATTTGTTTTCTGATAGCTTCAACTAGCTCAGGACCAGTCTTAATGTTGTTGATTTCTTCTTCATCAAGGTCAGGGAAGATACCCTCTTCTGCTAAGGCTTTGGCATTGGAAGAGAAGAAGTTAGGAGAAGTTTTGCCTTCGTCAGGAGGAGTATCTTCGCCCTCACCATTATGTTCTTCACCACCACCTACGCTCTCTGGATTCTGGAATAATGAATCTACGTCAATTTCCTCCTCCTCAGCAGTGTTTTTATTTCCTTTATCTTTGTTCCCCTCATCTTCACCTTCAGCAGGAGGGGTCTGCTGTTGTCCATCATCATTGAAAAGGTCAAGTCCTTCCTCATCAATGATATAATCCAAATCTAATCCTGCCATAAATTCTCCTATTAGTTTTGTTAAAACAATGCAAAGGTAGATAAAGTTTCCAAATTATGCAATAGTATAAATGGAATCTTAATACTTACTTAATAAGTTTATTAAGTTCTGCATACTCTTCCATAGCATTAAAGCATGGACAGGCTTTAATGTATTCCCATGTATCTACCTTACCATTACCATTCTTATCAGGACTAATATCCCTATGTCCCATAATCTCAGCTTTGCTAATAGTTCCAGTAGTGCTTTCTTCTGAGCATCTGTCCTATTATCAATACCCTTAGGATGTTGTTTGTCAATACCTCCTATGTATGCTACATTGATTGAAGTAGAGTTATAGCCCTGAACTCCATTGCTTACTTTATCCTCAGGCCACATATTGATTATGCCACCATCAGGTTTCACTACATAGTGATACCCAGGTGACTTCCAGCCCTTAGCCTTGAACTCAGCTTTAAGACTTGCCTCAGTAGTGGTTGCCTGATATGATGCAGTGCAATGAATAAAGATTCTCTTAATCTCCCTCATTTTTAACCTCCTTCTTAGATATTCTTTTCTTTGGCTCCCTTTGTCTAAGGGCGCATGTCATATCATAGCAAATGTTATTCATCAGCTCAAACATCTGTTGCCTCAGCTGGAACATTTCCTTCTCAAGTTGGTCATTTCTCTTTAGGGCCTCGTCTAATCTGCTTTTATTGTCATCAGAAAGTTTCATGTAGAAATCCAAGGACTTCTGCATGTTTTCAATGAGTGTGTTGTCCACCTCACTATTGTACTTCTTTCTTGCAAAGAACCAAGAACCCCAACCACTAAGTATGCTGGCTACTATGCCACCTATAATAGTGATTACTTCCGTGCTAAAAATTTCCATCATAATACTTTAATAAATTTCTGTTGTTCGACTTCTATATAAGGGTTCTTCTCTTCCACATTGACTTCTAGTATCCTATGTTTCTTCTGAAACCACCTTATGAAAAATATCTTTGAGGGTTTGCCTATTATCTCCTTCCTAGTATTTACTATAATGTATCTCTCACTGTTAAAGGTTGGAGCTACTGATATTGTAGATGGGTATCTCATGCTCATATCAAGCTTATACCATTTATCCACAAGAGTAGTGTCCATCTTGAAGTTCTCCACAAATATGGTGTCCTTCATAGTAATAGTATCTCTCCTAGTTGCCTTAGATAGCTGGTATGCCATAGCTTGTAACTCTGAGTCCTTTATCTTTCTCTCCTTCTGGACCTTGATTAGTTCTTGGACTAGAGAGTCATTTGAGGTCTCTAGGTCCTGAAGAGTCAATTGATAGACTCTGACTTTCTCAGCATTCTTAGCCAAGTCACTCTCATAAGCCTTGTTATTGGATAAGGCTACTTCATAAAGAGCCTGATACTTGACTGCTTGTTTATGCTGATAATAGGCATAGCCAAACACTCCTAATATTAAAGCAAAGATGAAACCATAAATATATTTAGTCATATTCTTTGTTTTTAGTGTGCAAAGATAATATTTATTGCGGAGATATACAATACAATAAATGAAATACTAATATAACAATAAAGGGAGAGGTAATATCCTCTCCCTTTATATTAGTGCTCACTATTGAAGTAAAGCCAAACTTTCTCATTGCCAAATGGGTTATCATCATCAACAAGCCAATTGATAGTAAGGGCAATAAGCCTCTTAATATGGTCTTCATTGGTCTCATTGGGGAACCACTTCTTCAAAAGTGGACAATAGTCACTCTTAATCATGTTAAGGGCAACCTCAAAGTCATAGAAGTTATATTCAGGTATTGAGTTTCTAATCTCATTATACACTGCCTTAACCTCTTCCTCAGTCCAATAAGGTGCTGAATGCTTCCTGCCTTCTGAATCAGTGTAGTAGAACTTCTTTATTTGCTTGTCAGCAAACTCCTTGTCAAAATGACCTCCTACCATTATATAATACATTTTCTTCTTTATGGAGTCAAACTCTTCAGCACTCAGGTGTTCCTCAAGTGCCTTGGATAGCATATCAACACTATTCCACATAACACCTTCACCTTTATTGGCTCCATATTTCTTTACCATTTCTATAAGTGTCATACTAGATTATTTTTTCATTATTACTCATTTTCTCGATAATAGTAGTGAGTCTGTCTATAGAGTCCTCTATCCTAGATAACCTTTTCTCATTTGCCTGTTTTTCCTTATATACAGGGTCAAGCTCAGAAAGCAGGGCAGCACACTTTACAATGTTGTCCTTATGCTTATCTATAGATTTAATGACTTCTTCACTCTGTGCTTTTAGCATCCTTACCTCATTGAGCACCGACTCAACATTTGGAGTAAGCATTGTAGTGCCTACATAGGCACACTCTGATGTGTCCCTTATCTCATATTGCTGAGAGTTTCCTTCTATATTAACAGTCACATCAACTACCATTCCACTATTGGGTTTAGCACTGATATGGGGAAAAGAGACAGATGCTACATTACCAGTCTTTACAGACACATCACTTCTATCAAATATGTATAGGGGATACCCCTGCTTAATGTCCTTGAACAGCATAGCTTTAATAGTTTAAGGGACTGATGGGTGGGATTCTACCCCCACCCCAGTCTCAATGTTCTTTAGGTTGTAGTAGTTGTTGTTGGCTTCAGAGCTGCAATAAGAGCCTGAGTCTGGTTGAGTCTTCCTACCTCATCCCTCAGTTGCTGGATTGTAGTCTGAGACTCAAGCTGCCAGTGGTTATTGAGTGTATCAATAATCTTCTGAGTGTTTGCAATAGAAGTCTCCTTCACATCACAAGCATTCCTCTCAATCTGGAATCCAATCTGAGTGAATCCATTCTGGACTACATTCTGTAATCCCTGACTCTGCAACAGGATAGTGTTAGTCTGCTGACAGTTGTTCAGCTGGTTCTGATAACCCTGCTCAAGGATAGCTGTCTTGATACCACATGCAGCATTGTCTACCTTGCTTCCAAGGATTCCTGACTGCATATTGTTGTTAGCAATCATCCTCTCAGCAGCAAGCTGGATGTTACCATTAGCCTCAGTAATACCATTCCTTACACCGCAGATAGCAGCACTAACTTGGTCAAAGTTAGCATTCATTGCAACTGCTAGGTTCTGAACAGCCTCAGTAGAACCATTCACAGCCTGCATAAGCAGGTCTGAGTTGTGGTTATCCTGAACTACTCCCTGTAATGCACTAATCTGAGATTGTAGGTTAGCATCACCTCCTTGTCCACCCATATATCTTTGTGCAAACATCATCCACACTAGATAAATGAATGGGTTGTTCCATGCACCACCCATACCACCATTCATAGCAGCGAGAGTAGCAAAGTCATTGTCACCCTTATTCAGCATTGAGCCAACAAGAGCACCAGTCAGTGCAGGAGACTCACTTGTGTAAATCTTTTCGTCAGTCATAGTTGTTAGTTTTTGTTAGTTGTTTTACATCTTATCATTAGTACTAATTGACGATGCAAAGTTACTACATTTCCAACAGCTGTACTAACAATACCACCATAAAAGAAAAACCCTCTAACTATCAACTAGTTAGGGGGTTCATTCTCTTCCACTTTCTTTCCATAAACAGCTTTTATGAGTTCATCTTTATACCATCTATGCTCCTTAAAGCCTGCAACTTTCCTTCCTTTGGGTATTTCTCCATCATCCATTA